AAACATAAATCAGTGTCAGTTACATCAGATGTTCTTACTTTAGTTTCAAACCAAAGATCTTTGTTTGATTGTACTTGAAAGATTTCATTCTTTTGAATTGAAGCACCATCGTTATCTGTTGTTGCTGTTGAATTTAAGTTTACTAAACCATTCAGTTGATCTGCTGCAATCGCCACAGACGCTCCTGAGTCTTTCACGACAGTCCATCTGTGACCTGTATTAGAGTCAAATCCAATTCTATCAAAGTCATCAAAGTAAACTACATAATCTGGGTTTTTATCAATTGGTAAATTTTCAAACCATTTCTTATCATTGTTTTTACCTGCGAAAAGAATTGGTCCTGTAAAATGTACTCCTGCCATTTTTTCTCCTAGTTTAAAAGATATAGTCCTCTAGGGTGTCTGCCAAGTCAGTCTATATCTAGTTTATATTATCTTGGTATTTATATTATACAAAAAAAAAGGGGACTCGTAAGTCCCCTTCTTTACTTTTATATAGAAAAGATTTAAGCGGCTCCAGGTGAACCAAAAATACCTCTTGGATCTGAGAATCCAAAAGAATATCTTTCTCTTGCTTTAAATCTCACGTTACCTGTATCGAAGTCACCTTCAATAGCAGTTTTAATTGGACTTCTAACAAACATTTTCATGCCGTTAGGAGCATCTGTCATAATGAAAAAAGCATCAGTATCTGTTAAATAATGATTTACTCTATAACCCTGAGGCATCATGCCCATAGAAGCCATAGCATTAATATCATTATCTGCAGTACCAACTCTTTGTGGAGTCTTTAAGATTCTTTCTGCAGTAAACTGAAGTTCTTTTGGAATAATCAGTTTTACACCTTGCATAGCAATCTTTAATCCTCTTTCATCAACAAATGCTGCAATGTCAATCATTGACTGCTCAAGTGATGTTTCAGATAAGTCTGCCGCTGTTGACAGTTCATTAGCAAATGTGCCACCAGTCGCCAATGGGTGATCTGTTGCACATAGTTCTTTACCATCTCCTCCAGCAAAATTGGAGTTGAAAGCATTGTTTAACACGTTAGCGGCTTTTACCTGCTTTGTGTTTGCCATAGAACGAGCCAAAGCTCTTGTATAACGAGCTGCAAGTCTATCATACAGATTATCTTCAATCGCTTCCTCAGTGATAGCAAATGCCATAGCAATAGTTTCGTGAGTGTATCTCGCTGTAAAAGATTCTGACGCTTGATCAAATGTGACTGCCGCACCTTCACTTTTTACTGGAGCACTACCAAAACCAGTTAGCATTACTTCTTCTTCAAAAGCTCTATCAGATGCTTCTGTAGCATAAATTTCTGCATGCTCGTTTTCGTATCTATTATATTCTAAGCCAAAGAGAGCATTTAAACCTGGTTCTAACTCTTTGACCAATTGTGATCTTGAAATAGCCATAATTTACCTCTCTATACCCCTGTATCCCCTG